AGCTGCGCCGCCGCGCCCTGCGCAACGCGCTGGCCGCTGGCGCGCGCCTGGTGCGCAATGCGGCCAAGCGTCAGGCGCCCATCATCAGCGCTGGCGATCCGGCGGTGGCTCGGGGTGAGCGAGCGCCGGGCACTGTAGCCAACGCCATCCGCGTGCGCACCAGCAAACAGGCCAAGGCGGCCGGCAATGTGGGCGTGTTCGTCAACGTGCTGCCGGCCAAGGGCGCTGTGGTGCGCAAGGGCAAGGTGGTGCGGGGTAGCCAGCGCGGCGCCAAGAAGCCCACCGACCCGTTCTACTGGCGCTTCCTGGAGTTCGGCACCAAGAAGATGCGACCGATCCCCTACCTGCGCCCAGCTGCCTCAACGCTGGGCGATGCGCTGCGCGCGTTCGAAGCCACGCTGGGGCCGCAGATCCAGCGACTCAACAGCAACCCCAAGGATCCCTTGTGAGTGAATCCGCTGAAGTGCTGCGCGCCACCCTGGTTGCATACGCGCCGCTGGTGGCCCTGGTGGGCCAGGCCGTGCGTGAAGACCTGGCGGCCGAGGGCGACGACTACCCGTTGGTGGTGTTCAAGCAGGTGGGCGATGTGCCGTACCGTGGCCTGGATGGCAGCCTGCATGCCCGGCAAGAGACTTTCCAGGTGGAGAGCTGGGGGACTACACGCGGCCAATCTGCGCAGGTGCACCGCTTGGTGGAGGCAGCGCTGGCTGCTGCCAACTTGGCCCCCACCGATGCCGATCCCAACGCGCTGGACCCCGATGTGGCCAGCAAAGCCGGTGTATGGAACGTCGACATCTGGACGTAGACGCCACCACAACCCTGTTCCATCCCGCCGGCAGCCGCCGGCTTTTTTTCGTCTGAAAGGAGCCCCCCATGGGCAGCATCGTCGGGCGCGGTGTACGCGTCGAAATCGGTACCACCGAGGGCACCGCAATCCCCATCTCGGCCATGACGCTGGCGTCCCCGCCGGTGGCCACCTCGGCCGCGCACGGCCTGTCGGCCAAAAGCCTGGGCTACCTCAGTGGCGTGGGTGGCATGGTCGAGCTGGAGGGCCAGGCCGTGCGCCTGAATCCGGTCACCAGCGGCAACTTCACGCTGGAGGATCTGGACACGCTGTCCTCGGCGGCGTGGACGGGCGGCAACATCATCCCGATCACCGCGTGGGCCACGCTGGGCCGGATTACCGGCTACAGCAAAGGCGGCGGCGCTGGCGAAAAGCTCAACGACACCGTGCTGCTGGACAACCTCAAGCAAGAGCTGCAGGGCCTGCTGGCGGCCGAGACGGTGACCTTCAACCTCAACGCCCTGAGCATCAGCGACGCGGCCATGCTCAAGCTGCGCCAGGTGGCGCGCAAGGCCGGCTACCTGGTGTTCCGCATCACCCTCAACGATGGGAACGTGCGCTTCTTCCGCGGCCAGCCGTCGCTGCCTGGTGAGGACGTGCAGTCCAACGCCATCGGCACCGGCAGCTTCACGGTCACGATCAAGGGCTTTGTCTGCGAAGGTGCGGCATGAGCGGCAGCAGCGCCGCCGCGGCCGACACCGCGGCGCTGCTGGCGAAGCTGCGTGCTGCGCGCGAGCATTGGGTGGAGGTCGCGCCGGGCAAGCGGCTCAAGTTCCTGCGGCCTACCGAGGCCGAGCAGCTGGCCTTCGTGCGCGTGCAGGGCAACGGCCGGCAGCTGGTTGTGGAGCTGGAGCAGGTGCAGCGCTTCGCGGTGGACTGGGCTGGCTTCACCGAGGCCGATCTGCTGGGCCAGGCGGTGGGTGTCAGCGATGCCGTGCCGTTTGACTCTGCGGTCTTCGCTGAGGTCATCGCCGACCACCTGGAGTGGCTGCAGCCGGCTGCCGAAGGGCTGCTGCAGCTCATCGTCGGCCACCGTGGCGACCAGGCCACTGCGGAAAAAAACTCCGCGGCCACCTCAGTGCCTGGGCCGGCCTGAACGGTGGCGATGGTCAGGCCCTGGGGCTGGACGACATCCAGCCCCTCACCGTAACCCAGCAGCAGGCGGTGCAGGCTGCCCAGCTGCTGGCCAACGGAATGGGCGGCTTTGACTGGGCTGGGCTGGCCCTGGTGGCTGGCTACCTGGGCTGCGACGACATCGAGGGCCTGATAGACGCACTGCGCGTCATCAAGGCCTGGCGCCCCCCTGAACCTGGTGACGTGCCACCAGGTGCCGACGACGACTTCTTGAACCTGGGCTGACGCATGCCACTCGCCACACTCTCTATCGACCTGGAAGCCAGGCTGGCCAAGTTCGAAGCCGATCTGGGCCGTGCCTCCCGCTCGCTGGACAAGCTGGCTGAAAACGCCCGTGGCAGCTTTGCCCGTGTGGGTGAGGTGTTCGCTGGTAGCTTTGCTGCCAGCGCAGTGGAAGAGGGTTTGCGCGGCCTGGTGGAGCTGTTCCCGCAACTGGTGGAGGGTGTGGCCGCCCTGCAGGATCTCAGCGAAGAGACGGGGGCCAGCACCGTGGCGCTGGCCAGCTTCCAGACGGCTGCCGACGTGTCGGGCGTCAAGATCGACCAGCTGGCCCAGTTGATGGTGCGGCTCACGGGCAACCTGGGCCGCATCAGCACTGAGACCAAGGGCGCCGGCCAGGCGCTCAGCAATCTGGGCATCCCGCTGGAAGAGTTCCGGCGGTTGGCGCCCGATCAGCAGATCCAGAAGCTCAGCATCGCCTTCAACACGTTCGAGGACGGTGCCAGCAAGACCAGCAACGCGCTGGCCCTGTTTGGCCGCCAAGGCCCCAGCGTGCTGCGGTTCTTCAAAGAGTACGGCGACGGCCTGGAGAGCAGCAGCCGCCTGACTGCTGAGCAGATCGCCCGCGCGGACGAGTACGGTGATCGCCAGGCCCGCATGCGCAGCGAGCTGCGCCAGACTGCCCAGGCCATCGCCATCCAGGCGCTACCGGCGCTCACTGCGCTGGGCAACGGCTTTCGCACCGGTGCGCTGCAGATCCTGAACCTGCAAGGCGCCGCTGGCGACTTGAGGGCCGACACGGCCATTCTGGACTTTGCCGAGGGCGGCGCTGTGGCTGTGGCCACGCTGGCCGAGAGCCTGGTGGGCGTCATCAAGCTGGCCAACGCCTTGCGCGGCAGCTTCCAGGTGGTGGCTGCTGACGTGTCCTTTGCTCTGCAGGCCAAAAACGCTCTGCTGCAGATGGGGCCGGACCAAAAGGTGGGCGCCACCGCCGACATCATCGGCAAGCTGCTCGACCAGCGCAACGCCACCGTGGCTGAGGCCAATGCCCGCTACGTGGACCTGTGGACGTACAACGGCACGGCGGTGACCGATGCCATCCGCAAGAGCTTTGCCGAGCAGCGGCGCCTACTCAACGACGAGGACCGGCGCGAGGCGCAGCGCATGCGTGAGCGTGCCTCTACCCTGGCAGGCGGTAAGCCCGCGCTGGCCAGCGTGACGCTGCCCGATGACTCTGGCAAGAGCGCTGAGTCCACCTTTGCCCGGCTGATGCAGCAGATCCAGCAGCGGCAAGAGATCGCGCAAGAAGAGCTGAACAGCGGGCAAAAGATCAGTGAGACGGATCGCCTTCGGATCGACGTGCTCAAGCAGCTGACGCTGGCCGAGCAGAAGTTGACCCCGGCCATGGAAGAGCGCGTGCGTGCGGCCCTGGCGGGTGCGCTGGTGGTGGTCAAAGCCAACGAGGATCAGAACGAGCGGCTCAAGCTGACCCAGGCCGAGACCCGCGCCATTGCCCAGCTGGCAACCGCGCAGGACGAGGCCAACCGCAAGCTGGCTGAGCAGCTGGACGAGATCGGCCTCACGGCTGACCAGGTGGAGCGCCTGCGCATCACCCGCCTGGCAGCCACGCTTGCCCAACGCCAAGAGGCAGCCGTCACGCTGCAGCTGATGGGCCTGCAGGGCGACGAGCTGGCCCAGCGCCAGCTGCTGAACGATGGCCTGGCGCGCGAGATCCAACTGCGCGGCCAGGTGCTCGACAAGAAGAACGCGATCGCCACCAGCCCGCTGGCAGGTGCCAACTCGGCGCTGGACGAGTACTTCAAGAAGGTGGACGAGGCCGGCACCGCCACCAAGAGCGCTGTTACCAGCACGATCGACTCGCTGGAGAGCGGCCTCAGCACGGGCCTGGCCCAGGGCAAATTTGAGGTGCGCGGCTTCGTCAACTCGGTGATCGCCGAGATTTACCGCTTGCAGGTGGTGCGCCCGCTGCTCAAGAGCATCTTCAGCACTGGTGACAGTGGCAGCTTCTTTGCCAGCCTGTTTGGCTCGTCATCTGGCAGCAGTGGCGGTTCGGCCGGCGTCATCACCGGCGGCTCTGGGCTAACAGCAGCGTATCCGCTGGCCACGGGTACCGACTACGTGCCCTACGACAACTTCCCCGCGCTGTTGCACAAGGGCGAGCGTGTCACTCCGGCCCGCTTCAACCCTGCGGCCGGGGGCGGTACTGGCGGCTCAATCACCCAAGTGAACAACTTCACGATCAACGGTGCGACTGACGCCGATGCCGTGCAACGCCAGATCGACCGTGCCCTGCAGGCCAACAACGGCCAGCTGATGCGCTCGCAGGCCTATGGCGGCTCGCCGCGCGCTTGAGGTAAACCACCCATGAGCATCGTCACCTGGCCCGATGTGCGGCCCTTCATGCCGCAGGCCATGTCCTTCGGCGCCAGCACCCCGAAGAGTGCCTTCAAGGCGTTCTTCACGGGCACGTCGCAAAAGATCGGTCACCTGTCTGATCGGCTGCGCTGCCGCCTGTCATTGCCCCCGTGCAATGCCGTGGGCGGCCAGCTGCGCGAGGCATTGCTGCTGGGCCTGGCCAGCACCGGCGACCTGGTGCGCATGCGGCACTTGCACAGGCTGGCGCCGCTGGGCTCCATGCGTGGCACGCCCACGGTGGCCGCGGCGGCCCTGGCCGGTGCACGCACGCTGCGCGTGCAAACCACCGCCTACGCCACCTTGTCGGGGGGCGACATGCTGGCCACCGGCAACCAGCTGTTGATGGTGGCCTACGTGGGCGCCGCGGCTGATGCTGGCGGCCTGATGGACGTGCCGTTGGTGCTGCCCCTGCTGGCGCCGGTGTCCAGCGGCGCGGCCGTGGTGTGGGATGGACCCACTGGCGTGTTCGAGCTGATCACCGACGGCCAGATGGTCGACTACCAGGCGCGCCGGCTGCAGAGCGGGCTGGACCTGGACTTCATCCAAAGCTGAGGCATACCCATGCGCACAGTCAACGCAGCGGCCCAAGCGCTGCTGGACCGCATTGCCGCTGGCGAGCAGATCCCCCTGGTGCAGCTGGTGGAGATGCGCCTGGCCAGCGTTACCTTGTACTACACCACCGCCGGTGTGCCGCTGCAGTGGGCTGGCCACACCTGGGCCAGCGTAGGCGGCCGGATCGAGCCGCTGAACTACGCCGCCAAGGGCACCGTCGATCAGC